CCCGCCCCCGGCCTCAGCGTCAACGACCCGGCGTTCCTCGGATCGCCGCGGGCCATCCGCTTCCTGCCGCCCGAGGGCCGCAACGTGCAGCAGAGCATGTACTGGGTCAAGTGCATCCGCCGCGGCGAGGTCATCGTCTGCGACCCGGCCACCGGCGAGCCGATCGGCGACCCCGTCGTGCCCTCGCACGACACCGCCGACAGCGTCGACGACACCGGCGCGGCCGCCTGAGTCCTGACCTTCACCCGGAGAATCCATCATGACCGGCGTCTCGCTCAACAACATCCCCGCGGACCTCCGCATCCCGCTGTTCTTCGCCGAGGTGGACAACAGCAAGGCGAACACGGCCCTGCCGATCAAGCGCACGCTGATCCTCGGCCAGAAGACGAACCTCGGCCAGGGCGCGAAGGAAACGATCCGCCAGTGCCAGGGCACGACGGACGCCGCGCTGGTCGGCGGCCCGAATTCGGTGCTCTCGCGCCTGGTCGCCGAGTACCGCGCGAACGACCTCGACGGCGAAATCTGGTACGGGATCCTGGGCGACGCTTCGGGCGCGACCGCGGCCACGGGCTCGATCGCCTTCACGCACGTGCCGACCGCGAACGGCACTGACGTCTGGTACATCGCCGGCCGCGTCTACAACCTGCCGCAGCTGACGACGAACGCGACGACCGACCTCGCGACGAACCTCGCCGCGCTGATCAACGCCGACAAGCAGGCGATGGTGACGGCCACCGTCTCGGGCAGCACGGTCACCCTGACGGCCGACAACGCGGGCACGCTGGGCAACGACCTCCCGATCTACCGCAACTTCAAGGGCGTGCAGGGCGGCGAGCCGGGCACGCCGGGCGTGACGGTCACCGTCGTCGGCATGACGGGCGGCGCGACGCCCCCCGACCCGACGAACGTCCTGGCCGCCGCCGGCGCGCTGGGCTTCGACTTCATCATCTGCCCCTACAACGACGTCACGACGCTGGGCATCGTGCAGCAGTGGCTCGCCGATGACGTCGGCCGCTGGTCGTGGAACGAGCAGCTGTACGGGCACATTTTCTCGTCGAAGCTGGGCAGCGGCATCAACGGGCTCACGACCTACGGCAACACGCTGAACAACCAGCACACGAGCGTCATGGGCGTCGTGGGCACGCCGACGCCCGGCTGGGTTCTCTGCGCGCAGTACGGGGGCGCCGCGGCGAGCGCGCTGCGCATCGACCCGGCCCGGCCGCTGCAGACCCTGAGCTTCACCGGCCTCATCCCGCCGAACGTCGCCAACCAGCCGGACAACACCGACCGGAACACGCTGCTGCACAACGGGATCAGCACCTACACGGTGCAAGACGACGGCACGACGCAGATCGAGAACGTGATCACCACGTACCAGACGAACGCCTTCGGCGTCGAGGACAACAGCTACCTTCAGGTGGAGACGATGTTCACCCTGGTGGCATGCCTGCGGCGCATGAAGACGGCGATCACCAGCAAGTACGCGCGCTGCAAGCTGGCCGACGACAGCACGCGCTTCGCGCCGGGCCAGGGCAGCAACATCGTCACGCCGAACGGCATGCGCGCCGAACTGATCAACGAGTACAACGCGATGGAGGACGAGGGCCTGGTGCAGGACTCGGACTTCTTCGCGGCGAACGTGATCGTCGAGCGCGACGCGAACGACCCGAACCGGGTCAACGTGCTCTGGCCGGGCGTGCTGATCGACCAGCTGCGGGTCTTCGCGCTGCTCGCCCAGTTCCGTCTGCAGGTCTGACGGCCTCGGCTTCCACCCTTCACCTGATCAGGAGAAAGCCACATGGCCGCCGATCCCAACCGCCTCGCAGGCATCGCGTACCTCACGATCAACGGCGTCTCGTACATGATCGCCGGCGACGCCAAGTACAGCCCGTCGACCGTGAAGCGCGAAACGCTCACCGGGCAGTCGGGCGTCGACGGCTACTCCGAAATGCCGGTGGCCGGCTTCATCAGCATGTCCGTCCGGGACTCGGCGAACTTCAAGGTCGCGGACTTCAACGCGATGCGCGACGTCACCGTCGTCCTCGAGCTCGCCAGCGGCAAGACGGTCACCGGCGGCAACATGTGGTGCACCGAGGCGCAGGAGGTCGACACGACCGACGCGAAGTTCGAGGTGCGCTTCGACGGCCGCAACGTGGTCGAGGTCTGACGTGGCCGAGCAGATCCCCGACCCCTTCGACGACCGCCTCGTCCTCGTCTTCCGCAAGCCGATCGTCATCGGCGACGTCACCTACAGCCAGGTCATCCTGACCGAGCCGAACGGCAAGCAGCTGATTCAGGCCGAGGGCGTCGCCGGCGAGTGGAACGCCGTCGTCACCCTGATCCACATCGTCGGCGTCATCCCGATGAGCGTCGCAGAGCAGATCAAGCAACGCGACCTGACGACCGCGATGAATTTTTTCATGCGGTTCGTCCCGGCTGGCGACAACGAATCCGCCTCGGGCGCCAGCGCTTCGACGACCTTGCCGGGGACGTGACGATCGCGCTGGGCTGGCAGCCCGGCGTCGCGTGGGGGATGACGTACAGCCGTTTGAACTGGTGGCTCGCGAAGGCCGTCAAGTTCCGCAAGGCCCTCAGCGAAAGGTGAACTCGTGGCGAACAAATTCGAGATTCAGGTCGTCGCCCTCGACAGGTTCACGGGGATCTTCCGGCGCCTGAACAACAACGCGAGCAAGGCCGTCCGGCCGCTCACGATGACCGGCCGCCAGCTGGGCGCCCTGGCGCGCGAGACGCACCTCGACAAGGCCCTGTCCGGGATCAACAAGATCACGCAGGCGTCGACCGTCATGGCGCGCACGCTCGGCGTCTCCCTCGGCCCGCTCGAGTCGCTGCTGGGCATCGGCGCCGCCGGCGGGATCATCGGAGGCCTCGGCGCCGCGGCGATCGCGGCGACCGCGCTCGGCGTGCGCTCGGCGCGCGTCGGCTACGAGGTCGCGCGCACCTCGAACCTGCTCGGCGTGGGCGAGGGCAGCCTGCAGCGCTGGCGCGGCGCGGCGAAGCTCGCCGGCGGCGACGCCGACACGATGACCGAGACGATGTTCGCGCTCCGGCAGACCATGCAGGACTCGTACTGGGGGCGCGACCCCGCGGCGCTCGCGATGTTCAACAAGCTCGGCTTCCGCTTCAGGAAGAACGCGCAGGGCGCCCTCGACGTCGAAGACGGCCTGATCCAGATCAGCCGCGCGATGGAACGCCTGAAGGATCCCGCGCAGCGCGCCGTCCTGGCGGAAATGCTGCACCTGCCGCCCGACGCGATCTGGGTGCTCGAGCAGGGGCCGCAGAAGCTCGAGCAGCTGATGCACAAGGCGGAACAGCTGGGCATGGTCATGGGCGGCGACGCGACGCAGCAGGCGCGCACCTTCACCGACTCGCTGAACGAGCTCAAGGGCGCGGCCGAGGGCCTCGCGAACAGCTGGGGGAACCGGGTCGTGCCGTCGCTGATCCGCGGCATGGACGCGATCACGCACGGGATCAACACTGGAGGCCTCGCCGGCGGAGTGGGAGGCGCGCTGTCGCGCATGCCCGGCTATGGCCCGATCCCGTCGGGGATCCGCGGCCTCGGCCACATCCTCAGCGGCCTCGGCAGCCCGAACGACCTCGGCCCGGACTCGCGCACCATTTCCGGCATCATCGGCGGCCCGACGCATCAGGGGCCGCTGACGAAGGAAGACCTCGCGCTCGCCGGCGCCATGCGCGGCGGCGGCGGCGGCTCGAGCGCGGACGCGGCGATGCGCGCGGCCGTCACGATGACGCCGGAGGAAATCGCCCGCGGCAACGCGCAAGACCAGTCCGCGGCGAACATCGCAGAGCTGCGGCGCGCGATCGCGAGCGACCCCGACCCGGCCCACAAGCGGATCCTGAGCGAGGAACTGAACCGCATCGAGGTCAGCATCAACCTCGGCAACGCGCCGCCCGGGACGACGGCCAGCGCGCGTAGCAGCAACGGCTCCCCGGTAAGCTCGCGCGTGCAGTACGCCATGCCGAACGGAATCTCCCCATGACCAACCTCGTCAGCGGCCTCGATCAGGTCACCGCGATCAGCGACTCGACGCAGGGCATCGTCGACACGCTCGGCCGCCTGATCAACGGCTCGTACTGGTCGCACCTGAAGCCCGCGTCGTGGCGCGGCATCCCCTTCGGCACGTTCGACACGAGCGCCAGGATCGGCCGGCGCAACGCCGTCCACGAGTACGCCTTCCGAGACACGCCATGGGTCGAGGACATCGGCCGCTCGGCCCGCCGCTTCGTGGTCCACGGCTACGTCGTCGGCGACGATTGCATCGCGCGCCGGCAGGCGATCATGGACGCCGCGGAGAAGAACGGCGACGGCGAGCTCGTGCACCCGACCTACGGCCGCCGGCAGGTGGCGCTGCTGGATCTGGCCCTCGAGGAAAAGTGGCAGGAGGGCCGGGTCTTCCAGTTCACGTTCACCTTCGTCGAGCAGGGGCAGCGGCTGTTCCCCGGCGCGCAGCAGAGCGGCACCGACGCCGTGGCGGCGCAGACCGCGGCGACGAACCTCTCGTCGATCGCGGCCTTCGCGAAGAAGGTGCTCACGGTCGTTCAGGACGGAGCGACCGTCCTGGCCGAGGCGACGGCCACCGCGAGCTCGTGGGCGAAGCTGGCGATCAGCGTGGGCAACGACGCGACCTCGCTCGTGAAGCTGGCCGTCACGCTGCCCGGGCAGTTCGGCCGGCTGCTCGGCCTGGCCTCTGGCATTTCCGTCGGCGAGGCCGTCGCGCTCGGCACCGGCGTCACGCTCGCCACGCTCACCGGCAGCGCCTCGGCCTCGAGGCAGGCCGTCGCGGCGGCCGCGGACGACTTCGTGACGGCCGCCGGGCAGATCAGCAGCGTCAGCATCGAGCCGGTCGCGACCACGGCGCAGGCCCTGGCCGCTGCGATCCTGACCGCCTCGTCGACGCCGGGCGACGCGCTGCGCACGCTGGGCACGCTGGCGACCTTCGTGCCGACCGACGTCGCCGTGGGCGACCAGCTGGTCGTGCAGCAGGCGATGACCGACATGCTGCACCGCGCCGCCCTGGCCGCGATGGCGACGGCCGGCTCGAACTACCAGCCCGAGTCCTCGAACGACGCGGTCGCCGCGCGCGATCAGGTGCTCGCGATCCTGGACGCCGAAATCACCGTCGCCGGCGATCAGGGCGAGGACGACGTCTACCAGCAGCTGCGCTACCTGCGCGCGCAGGTGGTCCTCGACCTGAACCGCCGCGGCGCGCAGCTGCCCACGCTCGCCACCGTGACGACCGCCGTCGCCATGCCGTCGCTCGCGATCGCGCAGCGCCTGTACCGCGACGTCGACCGCGCCGACGAACTCGTGGCGCGCGCCGGCGCCCGGCACCCGGGCTTCATGCCTCTCACCTTTCAGGCCCTGAACCAATGACCGACCCCGTCGACGTCCAGCGCGTCCTCGTCACCGGCACGCGCACCGTCTCCGACGACGTGACGGTCGTGATCAACGGCGTCACCTACGGGGGCTGGAACGAGGTGCGCATCACGCGCGGGGTCGAGCGCTGCCCGATGGACTTCGAGCTCAAGCTGACCGACTTCTTCACCGGCGACTCGGCGCACCTGCAGATCCGCCCGGGCGACCCGTGCGTCGTGCGCATCGGGAAGGATCCCGTGATCACTGGCTACGTCGACATCGTCAGCCCGCAGCTGACGAAGTCCTCGCACAACATCGTCGTCCTCGGCCGGTCGAAGTGCGCAGACCTGGTGGACTGCGCCGCGGAGTGGCCGCAGGGCCAGATCGTCGGGTCGACCGTCCTCGAGATTGCGCAGAAGCTCGCGCAGCCCTACGGGATCACGGTCGACACGCTGGACGACCCGGGCGGCGCGATCCCGACCTTCAACCTGGTGCACGGCGAGACGCCCTACGAAATCATCGAGCGCCTGTGCCGGTTCTATCAGCTGCTCGCCTACGACGACGTCGACGGCAACCTGCTGCTGGGGCGCGTCTCCAAGATCCGCGCGGCCTCGGGCTTCGCCGAGGGCGTCAACGTCGAAAGCGCGATCGTCACGCTGTCCCAGCACCAGCGCTTCAGCGAGTACCGCTGCTACCTGCAGCAGATGGACGTCCTGGACGACATCGGCGGGAACCCGAACCTCTACTTCACGACGAACGACGCCGGCGTGCAGCGCCATCGCGTGCACGAGCTCATCGCCGAGGTCGCCGGCGGCGGGGTGCAGGGGCTCGGCTTCGCGCAGCTGCGCACCGAATGGGAGGCGGCCCGCCGCTTCGGCCGGTCCGGCATCGTGCACCTGACGACCGACAGCTGGCACGACGCGAAGGGCCTGCTCTACGAGCCGAACACGCTCGTCGAGCTCACGCTGCCCACGCTCAAGGTGACGGGCAAGGTCTGGGCGATCAGCGAGGTCACCTACCGCAAGGGCGAGGCCGGAACGCACTGCGACCTGGTCATCATGCCGCCCGAGGGCTTCGAGCCGCAGCCGACGCTGCTGCAGCCGGTGCCGGCCGAGTTCAACGCCGTCCCCAACAACATCGCGCAGCCATGAGCGACGCCATCGCCCGGCTCTGGCGCCGGATCCAGCAGACCGTCGGCCGCGCGCGCGTCGCGACCGTCGACGACCGGCCGCCGGCGCAGAAGCTGCAGATCACCGGCGGCGCACCGGGCGAGGTCATCGACGGCGTGCGCCGGCTGGCCGAGTACGGCTTCACGTCGGTGCCGCCGGCGGGCAGCGACGTCATCGTTCTGTTCCCCGCCGGCGAGCGCTCGAACGGCGTCATCATCGCGACCTCGAACCAGACCTACCGCCTGCGCGGCCTGAGCAATGGCGACGTCGCGCTCTACGACGACAAGGGGCACAGCATCGTGCTCAACGCCTCGGGGATCCAGATCGCCGGCGGCGACGACAACGTGACGATCGGCACGAACGGCGGCATCGTGATCAACAGCACGGGACAGGTCTTCATCGCCTCGAGCTCCGACATCACGCTGGACGCGCCGACGATCCACATGAACGGCGTCGTGACGACGAACGGGCACGCGGCGGACGAGACGCACATCCACACCGGGGGGACAATCGCCGGCAAGACGGGACCGGTCACACCATGAGCGACATCGCGACCAGCTGGCAGCAGACCTTCGGAGACTGGTCCGTCACGGGCCAGGATCTGACGTCGGGCGACGATCTGGTGACGGCCGTCCTGATCAGCCTGTTCACGGATCGCGTCGCCTTGCCCGACGACGTGATCCCGGACGGGTCGGGCGATCCGCGCGGCTGGTGGGCCGACGACGCCACCTACCCGATCGGCTCGCGGATCTGGCTTCTCGAGCGCGCGAAGCGCACGCAGCAGACCCTGGTGCTCGCGCAGGGGTATGCGGAGGAAGCGCTGCAATGGCTTCTCGACGACGACGTCTGCTCGGCGATCGACGTCTACTGCGAGTGGCAGCAGCGCGGCTTCCTGGCGATGCAGGTGACCGTGACGAAGAACGCCGGCAACGTGGTCACCCTGAACTTCGTGTGGGCCTGGACAGGAGTGAATTGACATGCCGTTTCCCCGCCCGACCCTGACGGATCTGCGCACGCAGACGTCGCAGGACATCGCCTCGGCGCTGCCCGGCACCGACCCGCTGCTGCGCTTCGCGAACCTCGGCATCATCGGCCGCGTGCTGGCCGGCCTGATCAACCTGCTGTACGGCTACCTCGACTGGATCGCGCAGCAGTCCGTCCCGTTCACCGCGGTCGACGAGTACCTCGAGGGGTGGGGCGCCCTGGTGAACGTCTTCCGCAACCCGGCGACGCGCGCGATCGGGACGGTCAGCTTCACGGGCGCGCCGGACGGCACGACGCTGCCGAACGGCACGCAGCTCACGCGCGGCGACGGCAAGACCTTCCGCACGACCGCGAGCGCGAACGTCGTCTCCGGCGTCGTCACGGCGCCGGCGCGCGCGGACGCCGACGCTTCGGGCCTGACGGGCGCGTGGGGCAACTGCGACGCGGGCACCGTCTTCGTGATCGGGCAGGCCGTCGCCGGCATCAACTCGAGCGGCTCGGCCGCGACCGCGTTCACCGGCGGCGCCGACCTCGAGACGAACGACAGCTACCGCGAGCGCGTCCTGAGCGCGTACCAGAAGCAGCCGCAGGGCGGCGACCCCGACGACTTCTACACGTGGGCGCGCAACGTCCCTGGTGTCACGCGCGCGTGGGTCGCGCCGAACCTCGCCGGCGCGGGCACGGTCACCGTCTACTTCATGATGGACGTCACCGAGTCGGCGCACAACGGCTTCCCGCAGGGCACGAACGGCGTCAGCGCGAACGACAAGGGGCCGACCGGCACGCCGCGAGACGTCGTCGCCACGGGCGACCAGCTGGCGGTCGCGAATGCGATCTGCGCCGTCGCGCCGGTCACCGCGCTGGTCTACGCGGTCGCCCCGACGCCATCGACCGTGAACTTCGTCCTCGACGGCATCGCGGGCGTCTCGTCGACGACGAAGACGGCGATCAGCACGGCGATCGACACCGTCTTCCTGCAGCACTCCAACGTGACGGGCGGCGCGACGACGCTGGACATCAGCTTCCTCGAGTCGGCGATCGCGGCCGTGCCCGGCACCGAGGGCTTCGTCATGACGTCGCCGAGCACGAACATCGCGCTGGGCGCCGGCGCGCTGCCCGTGCGGGGAACCACGACTTACACCTGAGCCGCGGGCGGGATAATCGCGACCATGCCCACGCCCGCCATCCATTCCGCCTCGGACTACACCTCGCTGCTGCAGCGGCTGATGCCGCGCGGCCGGGCCTGGCCGCGCGATCAGGACGCCGTGCAGACCGTCGCCCTCGGCGGCTTCGCCCTCGGCCCGCAGCGCGTCGACGCCGCGGCGAGCGGCCTGATCCCCGCGGCCTTCCCCGCGACCGCGACCTACCTGCTCGGCGAGTGGGAGGAAACGCTCGGCCTGCCTGCGCGCTTCGGCGGCCCGGTGGGCACGACGTCGCAGCGGCAGGCCGACGTCGTCGCGTCGCTGACCGGGCTCGGCGGCCAGTCGATCGCCTACTTCGTCACCTACGCCGCGCAGCTGGGCTACTCGATCACGATCGAGCAGTTCAAGCCGTGGGTCTGCACCGACGACTGCGACGCGCCGATCGACGGCCTCGAGTGGGCCTTCGCGTGGGAGGTCGACGTCGCCATCGGCACGGACGTCACGCGGCTGCGCAACATGCTGAACCTGTACAAGCCGGCGCACACGACGCCGTTCATCGTCTTCGTCTGAGGCAACCCCATGAAGCAAGTCTTCCTCGCCGACACCGGCGCCGGCGTCCCGACCGCCGGCACGCAGACCGGCAACCCGCAGCCGGGCATCCCGGGCACGCAGGCGGCCACGAAGATCGGGCCGCACTGGTTCTACATGATCACGCTCGAGCTCGTCGCGATCCTGACCGCGGCCGGCATCACGCCGAGCGCGACGACCTACAACCAGGTGCTGACGGCGATCCAGACGATCATCCCGACCGTGCTCAACGTGCTTTCGAGCTTCGGCACGAACGGCTACTTCTCGATCGCCGGCTTCTGGATCCAATGGGGCACGCACGCGAATGCGGCCGACAACGACACGGTCACCTTCCCGCACGCCTTCCCGAACGCCTGCTATGGCGCCGCCGGCTTCGTGATCAACAACAGCGCGAGCTCCACGGTCAACGTGCAGGCGAGCTCGTGGAACACGACCACGTTCAACCTGTTCTGCGCCGGCTTCGAGCGGCCGCCGAACTCGGTGGGCGCGTTCTGGATCGCCGTCGGGCACTGAAGGAGACGACCATGTTCAAGTGGCTCCACGACCGGCTCTGCGCGCTCGCCGCGCGCGCGCGCAAGCTCATCGCCATCCCCTTCGGCGGCGGCGGCCCTGGCCCCCCGCCCGGCGGACACTGACCGTGCTCCGCGCCGCCGCCCTGCTGCTGGCCGTTCTGGCAGCGCACTACGGCTATGTGCTCGTCGACGACGTCGTCGCGCGCCGATGGACGTTCTACGTCCTGCGCGGCCTCGAGGGCGCCGTCCTCGCATCCCTTCTCATCCGGCCGCGCCCTTGGGGGTCCGCGCGGGCCGCATGCCTCGGCAGCTACGCCGCTGCGCTCACGTTCATCGAAGAGGCCCAGACCTCAATCTGCGGGATCGCCGAATGGCGAACCGATGTCGCCGACGACCTGTGCATGTCCCTGGTGGGGGGACACACGTTCGCGGCAGTAGCATCGGGCGCCATTGCAGCGCTCGTCGTCATGAATCGAGGGAACAATGGCTGAACCCGCGTCTCCCCTGCTCGTCACCGGCCTCGTCGCGGTCGCCGCGTCCGCGCTCGGTCCCCTGCTCGGGCCGCACGCCCTGATCGTCATCGTCTCTGCGGGAGGTGCGTTTCTTGCCGCGGCAGAGGCGCACACCGAGAGTAGGCGTGAAGTTTTCATCTACGTCGTGCGAGGCGCATTGTTCGCTCTTTGCTTCGCCGCAATTTCTGCCGAGTGGGTCGAACGACACTGGGGGCTCCCCGGCCACTCGCTGCTCGCAGGTGTTGCGCTCGGCATCGGCTATCAGGCGCACCAAGCGCACCGGCTCGTCCGCGTGGGCTGGCAGCGCATCTTTCCCCGGAGGCCTGACAATGGCGATGCCAAGTGAAATCCTGATCTTCTCGACGCTGCAGGTACTGGCCGGTGCCCTATGGACGTGGGCCGCCGCGTGCAGGATCATGCACATGGACAGGAACACCCGATTCCGCGTTCGCGTCGGCACCGCGGCATTCGGAATGGGCGGCCTGTTCTTCGCCTGCGCGCCGCTGATGCCCGAGTCCTACCAGCACCTGTTCGTCACGCTGGCGGGCGGGACGGTCGGGGTCGTGCAGTGGGCAACGTCTGCGCTCTGGAAGACTGGCGTTCCGCGAGCCTTCCAGCGCGATCCGGGGGAGCGCCGCCATGTGTTCGTCGATCGTCGCAGGCATCAGGACC